ACCTCCTCGGGCCACTGAGCTGCGAGCATGCAAGCAGTCTCGTAGTTATCAATAGTGGCGGCGCGGTGGTCTAGTTTTCCGTTAATCCATTGTGGGATCTCCTCAATGGTTTCCACATCCAGAGTGCCAAAGATGTTGTAGGCTTTGCGGGGTTCTTCTCCAGGGTAGGCCTCGAAGAGGTTTTTCTGGAGGGTAAATCCACGCTTCAGGAATGTGAAGTCCTCATCAGAGCAGTGGGTGTCTTCATGGTCTTCTCGTCTCTTATCGGGCCAGGTGATGATGACATTGTAGGAGGCGAAGTATCTCTTGATGGTAATGAAATTAAACTTCGCAAAGATCTCATCCGATACGCACATAACCAGGTCGTCTCCGTAAACCAGAACTCTCACATGCTCGTCAAAATCGTGCCTCTTGGTGATCTCGAGGTACGCCAGCCTGATGTAAAGCTGGTTCACAACGCAGTTTTGTTGAGTGGTTAACACTCCTCCGGAAGGATTTCCGAAGAGGGTGTGGAAAACTGTGTCATGATTGACGTAGTGGCAACTGATGGCAGAATACCAAAGATTTCTCCTCACAATCTTGTCCTGCTCGTAAGCGGCAACCTTCTCAGGGGTTTTGCCACTCTTGAGCATAACTTGGTAGAAGTAGTCCTCGATGATATCCAGAGCAGTGGTGGAAAGCTGGAAGGGCTGAGCCTTGTCAAAAGCCTTGTAGTCGAAAGCGATCTTGTTGCGTCCGACAACTTCAAGGCGGCGATAGGCGTGCTCCCATTCCCAGTTCATGGCATTGAGTCCAATTGCGATTTCCGATTGATTGTGATTAGCAATAATGAAGTCCATGTAGGCTCCATAATACTTGCGGAAAACGTAGGTGAACTCATAGGGGAAAACAGAGATGGTTCGTGGGCTCTTGACCTTGTTTGGCAGGCGGCGTTCGGCTTTGTTGAAGATGTACGAGAGAACAGCGGGACTCATTCTCTTGCATTTCTCCTCCAGGTCGAACACAACCTGAGCAAACTCAGGAGTGAGGCTTCCATCGTCATTCAAGAAGGACGTCTTTCCACCCATTTTGGGTTTCTTGAAGACCTGCTTGAAGTCAGGCAGAGTACTCATCCATGGCAGGCCAGGGGATGTCTTAACGTTGGTCTGGTTGATGTCTCCGAATCCAGCAAGGTTCTGTTCCTCAGTAAGCGGCTCCCATTGTAGCTCTTTCTTCGTGGAAAGAGTGCTAATGTGTCGGCGCTGGTTACTGATGAGTTGGGAACAGGCAACCTTGACAACTGTGTGATCCCATTGAACAATGTCAGGGCAGGCCTGCTTCATTACACTGTCAGTCTGAGCTAGTCTGAGTCTCTCCTCTCCATTGAAGATTTCTGCGCGAGGGCGGAGTTCAGCGGGGAGTGTTGCGGGGGAATCAGTAGCAATAAGACTAGGCACAATGTTGTGAGTGACAGGGATGCGAGGACGAAGCTCCTTTGGAATGCCTCCAAGAATGCGAAATCTTCCTTCATCCGCCCAGTACATAGACTCCGATGTTTCGGGAGTCTTCTCAAGAAGCTCAAGAGATTCTTGGTAGACAGGGGGGGAAGCTCCGGGGATGGTGTTATTCTCGAAGTACTCCTTGACAGCCTTGACAAGTTCATGGGTGATGGATTGGATGATGACATGTCCGGATTGAGTATTGCCTCCATAGTGGATGCCCATAAGTTTACGTGGAACGTTCTTCTGGCAATGGGCGTAGGGGAGTCCACAGTAGCCTTCAGCATTTGATCCTCGAGCGAGGATGACGCATGAGCTGATTGTTTCGTCTCCTGATCCACCAGCAGCAGGCAGGCAGGTCATTTGGTCACGGACATGAAAGTCCATGATCTGGGCCGGGACTAGAGCAAAACCTTCACCTTTGGTTCCTTCCTTTGGACGAACAGTGATTCCGACATTGGAAATCTGCTGGATTTTATCCCAGTCAGCGCAGTCAATGTACTTGTCGGTCTGATCAGCGAAAAGGATGGGGACGTTAATCATCTTGATGAAGCACAAGTCGCTGTTATCCTCATCGCCAGCGGCGATTTGGAACTCCTTGACTTCGTACCAAGCGGGATTGGCCGTCATTTGAACCTGGAAAGTCAGCTTCGGAAGATAGTGGTCGATGTTATTACGGACCTCGCGGAGCGGAATCTCACGTCCAATAAGCTCGTGGATG